CAAATTGAGTCGTCATATAATCAAAGAACATATGAAGTGAGTTTAGATTCTCAGAATCTAATACACCAAATCCTTCGTCAATTGCCATGAAGTTTGGACGTGGTAGAGATGATACGTTTACAAGAGCAGTTCTAATTGCAAGTGATGAGATGAACTTTTCCATACCCGATGTCATTTCAAGAGGCCAGAAGTTTTCATCATCATATACAATGTATGTATTGATTGACTTACCATCTGTTTCAAAGAGTATTTCAAAGTCAACAATCTGTGAAAGGATTGAGTTTACTTCGGCTTGAACCTTTGGCATAGCCTCTGAAATCAATTGGTATGGAACTCCGTTACGATTTACTGCCTTTAGATAGAAGTCATATGCCTTGAACTGTTTTTCTAACTCTTGAAGTTTCTTGATTGATTCTGCACAATCTTGAATTGTCTTTTCGTAGACCTTTATCTCACCAGCAAGTGTAATATACTTTGTTTCAAGACGTTTTAGTTCGGATGTGAAGTCATTACGTTCTCTTTCTGCAATAGAAATCTTTGATTGAATCTGTTGATTCTCCTTGATAATACCTTCGTTCTGAACATATGATATAATAAGGTCTTCAATCTTTTCTGTCTTTGAAGTTAGGTCATCACAAGTAATTCCATTCTGTGAAATCTTCTTTTCAATCTCGTGAATTTGTTTTTGTTTACCGAGGACTTTTCGTTCAAGGTCTTGATAATTCTTTTTCTGTTCTTCAACGTAGTCTAGTTTCTTTTCGATTACTTCCAATTCAGCCAATTCAAATTCAAGAATACCACGTTCTTTATTGAGGTCAACGAGGATTTCCTCTGCTGATTTTGCATCCTGAACGAACACATTGTTAATACAGAACTTACAATCGGGGTCATACTCGTGTGTAGACAACTTATCAATCTTGGATTGATTGTGACTAATTTGAAGTCGGATGTTTTCTAACTTGTGTTTTGTTTTTGAAATTGATTGAGTTGTTTCTTGTAGAACTTCCCAATCTTGTTGTAATTTATCCGAGTCAATTGAATCAAATTGAGTTTGAAGTTCCGATAGAATTTTGTTTTCATCACCGAGTTCAATTTCAAGTCTTGATGTTTCTTCTCTACAAGATGCAACCTTACGAACAAACTCATCTTTCTTTTGAGTTAGTTCTTCCAAGTTATGACCCATCAGTCGGTCGTCAATTGGTTTGAGTGCCTTGGTAAGTTCCATAATAACTTCGTTCTTGGAATCCAAACGAGAACGATATAAATCACGTTCTTCATTGATTTCATCTAAATCTAATTGTGAACGTTTGAGATTATCGTTTGCAGTTGCAATCTTCGTAGAATAATCCTGACGTGAGTATTCTCTGATAAGAGTTTGTACTGACTTGATTTCATCAGAAGCAATCGTACTCAACTCTTCAAATAGGTTGAGGTCAAGGAATTGTGCCAAAAGGTCTTTACGTTCTCTTTGTGCCTTATCAATAAAGTTCGTGTTGTTTCCTTGTAGGGAAAATGCAGTAATGATAAAGTCATCATATGTACCGAGATAGTTTCGGATTGCAAAGTTTGTTCCATCTCTATCATCACCATTGAGAGAAATCTTTTCACCACTTTCTTCGTGCCAGAAATCAACATTAACCTTTACGTGCCCTCTCTTATCTTTTGTGGCGATACGTTCAATCCAGTAATCTTTTCCATTGATTTGGAATTGGAACTTACAACGGAATGTATCTTTCTTATTATTGAGAACTTGTGATGCCTTGAACGTTCTAGAACACTTATCAAAGATACAGAACATAAGGGCATCCAATACAGATGACTTACCACTTGCATTTGCAGCAAAAATACCATACGTTCCATTCATTTGACTGAAATCAATCTTATTTCCTTCTCCATATGAGAACATATTGTCAAATTCAAACTTGATTGGATTCCAAATTACATTACGAAGAACAACTGATTTATTGAGATTTGTATTGATTGTTCTGTTTATCTTTCTGACTTCATCTATTACTTCTTCTTCTACCGCAAACTCTTTTTCAAGATAATCACCGATGAGTTTGTTTTGGTATTCAACATCACGAACATCACCGATAGAAATCGTTGATTGTGTTTGTCCGTTGGTTGGTTTTGTTGAGAACTTCTGAATACGAATATCGTCAACCTTCACGATTGATTTTAGTTTGGCTACCGCCTTCATAAGTTCGGAGTTTGGAGTATTGTAAGAACGAACACGAATTCGGTTATGAATCGAAAATTCAGTTGGTAGATTTACAAACTTACCTTCGTCAATATCAATAGTGTAGTGAGACCAATCGTTTGGAATCTGAACAAATGTTGATTTACCTTCGCGAAGATTCCAATGAATAATTCCGTGAACCAATCCTTCACCGAAGTTTTGTTGGATAAGAGAACCTGCATAGGCAAACTTGTTGTTTGGATGTAGATACTGAAACGAGTGAATATCACCAAACATACCAAAGTCAAAATCCTTGAACATATCCATATTGATTCTGTTGTTCTTGATTGTTTGACCAAATCCAATATCTGCTCTGTCAATTGCTCCGTGATAAAATACTACATTTATTCCGTCACCTACAACGTCCTCTGCCTTGATAAAATTGTCAGGGTCTTCGTGTACAGCATTCAGAATAAAATTGACACCACCGAGGTTATAGACCCCAGTATCCTTCAAATAAAAGAAGTCGGGTGTATCTATTGAATCTACGATTGGTGAAAGAGCATCCAAACGATTGCGGTTATTCAGATTCATATCGTGATTACCAGCGATAAGAAGAACAGGTGCAATATCAGAAAGGTTTACAAGGAAGTTTCTCGTCATTACAATAAGTTCAGGAGACATATCTGTTTTTGCGTGAACAATATCTCCTGCAAGATAAATGATTGTGTTCTTATCTTGATTGACTTGTTCTTTACAATAATCATATACCCGATTGAATACTGACTCGTATTCATCGTGTCTCTTGAAATTACGAATGTGAACGTCAGCAATATGAATGACGTTATCTACTTTGTTTACTCTTTTTGAAATGAGTGTTTGTTGTATCACACTAATATCCTTTCTTTCATCAAATCAAATCCATCTACTGATGGTAATGTTTCAATATACTCTGAAAATCTTTGAAATCCAAATTCATTGATGTCTTTATCTGGAAGTTTTACCATACTTGTTTTGATTCCGTTTGAAATCAACCACTCACAAATCTTTATGGAGTCCTTCATCGCATCATTATCAAGGGCAACAATAACCTTTGGTGGTTTACGAATGAGTATCTTTTCTTTTAGAAGAGGTTGGACAATTTTACCGAATAGTGGTATGGCATTGAATCGGGCAGAAATGGCATCAAACACACCTTCAACAAGTGTGATTGGTTCTTTCCAATTTATGAGGGATTCAAATCCAACAACGTCTTTACTTACAGGTGGATTTTTATACTTTGCGTTTACATCTTCAAAGATAGTTCGGGAAACAAAGAAGTTTAGATTTAGATTATCGTCATATGATGGGACGATAATTCTACCACCATATATACCATTTGGACAATAACCGATGTTGTATCTGAAAATATCTGTTGCAAGAATACCACGAGATTTTAGGTAAGATACCGCTTGTTTTATTTGCATTGCAATTGTGATGTCTCGTATAGAACCAAAGTCCGTAAGACGGATAAACTCTGGTGGTAATCTCAACTCCTCGTCCTTATCGTCGGTGTTGACGAACGTGTGGAGTGCCTTTGTTTTGAGGATTCTGTTGAGGGACTCGTAGTGTTGGCGGTCTACTCGTAGACGTTTGAACAAGGATTGTATTGTTCTACCCTTTTCGTTTGAAACCCAACAATGCCAAAAGTTTTGGTTTTTAGAGTTAGATGAAACATCTATCTCCAACTTTGGTTTGTAGTGGGAAACGAATGGTGAAAAGAAAGAATAGTTGTTGCCGGAGGTCTTCTTTCCTTTACCTAAAACTTGTTCTAACAGATGTAATAAGTCGTGGTTTATCATAGTAAAACCAATATACGACTATTTGGGGAGATTTACAAAGGATTATTTTTCAGAACATCGTAGAAGTAATTCCAATCAACATTGTAGTTGGTGTTCGCGCTGATAATTCTCAACACTTTCTTTTCTTCTGATGGCATATCAAATGTGTAGTATTCGGGATCTGGGTTTCCGTATTGGTCTTCTGCCAAATCTAATAGTTGTTCATTTGAAAGAATTCCGTTTTCATCTATCGGTTTTCCACTAAATACAACTACCATATGATAAACATCGGGTTCTCCGTTTACCAACTCATCCTCGTTCTCTGCATTAGTAAGGACACCGATTTCAGTATTTACACCATTATTATCTCTAATCCATCTATGGATGGCGTATGCAGATTGACCACAATTACCACCAGATAAAGGTTTGTTTGATTTTTGTTTCAGAACTTTGTACATCTGAACGATGTAGTTTGGTGTGATTGTGGATTCATTCAATATGTCTTTGAGTTTTATCATATCAATAAATATACTCAATCAAACACATTCGTCCAACCATTCTTGTGGAATTTCTTTCTTTGACCACAACCAACCCCGTTTCTCACAGAATTGGGCATACGTTGTTTTACTTCCCTTGTAGAGTTTTGCGTTTGGATTCTGAAAGACAAACCTAATATCTATGTTTGGATATTGGTCGAATATCAGTTCCATCTTTTCTCTATCGGCTTTTACCCAACGTCCTTTTGTTTCCAAGTACATCGTACCACCCTTTTTCTTTTGTAGAACAAAGTCAGGTGTGTAGGTATGATTTGTAGCCGGTCTAATATACGAAAGTTTCTGAGTTTCGTATCCGTAATTTTTCTTGGATTCTTTGAGTAGTTCATTTGTAACATCCTCCAATCCTGATTTGAAACCATGTTTTATCGCAACTGCATTTCTTTTCATTTATATATCCCATCTAACAATGATGTTCATATCTACGTCATCTCTTTTTTCAAGTGGGGATGATAATTTACCAATGGCAACCAAGTCGTATTTATCATTGTAAAGACCAATTGTTGTTATATATGGATTGAATAAAGAACTAGTTGCATAATCTTCGATAACTTGTGATTGGTTATTTTGATCTTTACGAATAGTCCAATTTTGTGTAAAGTTGAATTCGGATTTACGAATTTTACATATCACTTCATACTCATACAATGTGGTTGTACTACGGAAAGAACCTGTAAAACCATAGCTCGTTCCATCAAAATCAAAATTACCAGTTCTTCCTAAAAATGCATTCCAATATTTAGGTCTTGGATCAGAAATAACAATCATTCCATGTTTATAGAATACATTTCCAACTCTAGCCGTTTGATAAGCATATCCAGTTTCGAAGTTATTATTACCAAGATAAGTAATTTGTTCTGATGTCAATCCTTTATTGTATATTCTCACTTCATCAAGATAACCATTGAAACTTCCCGATAGTGTACCATTACCACCGATATAGAATTTATTCTCGTTTGTTGTATTACTTGTAATAGAACCGGTAACTTGTCCAGATAAAACACCGTTTATCCATATTTGATAATAACTCGAACTCTTTTGGCATACTATGTGATTCCACACAGATTCAGATACCGCACTCGATGTAATGGAAAATAGCGACGTACCTGATTTTTGAGAAAACTCAATTTTGTGTTTATTAGCACCGGCTGTTTGGTTATAGATCTTAATATCAAATGGGTAGTTTGTTGCACCACCATATGTTGTTGTTAAGTCACTGTGATTCTCTACTTCAGAAATGACTTTTGTTCTTCTATCTTTTACAACATAATCACGTGTTGTTTGTTTATCAAATAAACTGTTATATGGTTGTGTCAGGTTAGATTGTGTTGGTGGTATGTTTATCCAAAAACTAAAAGCAAAACTTGTTCTTCCACTGAGGTTAAAGTTGTTACTCTCTTCTACTCTATAATATCCACCATTTAAGTATGAAGATACTCCACTTGATTGTGATGTATCGGTCGTCGGTATACCAGGAAGATATGTTATTTGCTTATTTCGTATAGCTGTTACATTATTACCAAGTGGTGAACCATCTAAAACATATTCCGTTGGTTTATTCCTAAAATTATACTCTCTATACTTTTCATTGAATCCAAGATATAGATGCAATCTATCATCACCAACCATTTTTGATTCATCAAATGCAAGATCCTTCAAATTACCTTGACTATCATCAACTACGTGTATCTGTCTTGATGACGTTTGATTTACACTTGTAAAATTGACTGTGCCTCGACGAATACCTTCACCAAAAACACCCTGTGGTAATACCATAACA